GTGATTTAATCGGATCCTTTCGGATCCTCAACTTATAACCTGATTTTAGTTAGGTTATCAGTTGTAGGTGAGTAGTTCTCATCTATGGAGAGAAAAATGTATGAAGATCGATCAGACCCGTGGAAAAGCGAAGCTCTTATTTACGTCACAGCCGAACAGAAAACTGATTCGTATGGAGCTGTTTACGACAGCGCCGTATGGTCTAGTTTACCTGCTGGTATGTGGCATAGGTTTGATACTTGGCCTCCTTTGGTCTGGACTCCTCCCAGTCGAAAGACTAGTAGAAGTGGTTCGAATCTTAACATCGGTCTCTTCAAAGCACTGAGAGCCAAAAGGCGATACACATTCGAGAAAGTTGAAGTGTATTCACCCTATGGTATTAAAGTGCGGCGTTGGGATTTCAAAAAGGGCAAGTATGTCAATGGACGTAAACCTGGTCTTTGCACTCGAATCAAACGAAAGTTTGAGAAGATTGATAAGTCCAAGCTGACGAACTTGAAAGACAATACTCTTTTTCTATTCCAACGTAACACACCTGTCATATACGGCATCTTTGATGCCTATCGAATCGATACCTATCAAATAGATGGGGTACCTGTCGATTTGCGGGTTGATGCTAAAATTGTCGGGGATCCGGTTCATATTGTCAGAGTTAGTTCTAACTTTGCCAATGTGTTTCACCAGATTCTCGGTTTTAGCTATCCCTTGACAGTACGGCAATCAGACTTTTTTGGTGATTATACTACGGAACTATCAGATGTCAGGGACGTTAGTCTCCGACAGCTATACTCCAAAGTTAAGGACCAGAAAGCTGACATCGCTACGGGTTTAGCAGAGATCTCTCAAACTGCATCACTTTTAGGTGAAGCAGTTCATAAGATCGCAAGTCTTATCCTCGATATTCGAAAGGGTAAGATCGGAGATGCTATCAAAGGTGTTTTACCAAAAACATCTAAGGACATCTCTAATGCTAGACTGGCTTACACGTACGGTGTGGAACCTCTCATCAGTGACACTAAGGGGGTGGCTGAGTATATTGCTCAGTTCGTCTCCGAAGCGCCTAAGATGAAGGTTTCAGCAAAGGCTTCTCGAGTCATCAAATACCCGGAAACAATGGTGCATGTCACTCTCTCTAACGGCTCAGTAGTCGAGGTTTATACTACTAAAACCGTTAAAGTTAGGACTAAGCATACATTAAATTTCTCGGTAAGCGATGAGTTCAAGAATTACCTTAGCCGGATGGGTTTCACTAGCCCAGTTAACGTCGCATGGGAGCTCGTTCCATTTTCGTTTGTTGCTGATTGGTTTTTGCCAATCGGTAACTTCCTAGGTGGATTGAGCGCATTCGACGGTTTACAGCTAAAATCTTGTACCTTGAGTGAATCTCTTGAAGAGACGATCTCAAAGAGGTTTAGCTGGAGTGAATCGAACTCGGAAGCTATAATTGCTAACGGTTGGAAACTTAAGGACTGTATTATTGAGGTGCCGAGCAGGAGCTTTTGTGTCAGACGGACGGAAGTCCCTCTGAACACACTAAGTCTTCCTACTCCTCGCTTCAAAAATCCATTCTCAAGTGCCCATATCGCTAACGCCTTAGCTCTTTTGGATCAGAAGATTTTTAAATAGTCTGACCTCGTGAACTGCAGGGGTATATAGAATTTCTCTATGTATGTATCTGTGGTTTGTTTCCTTAAGGAGATTGTTATGCCTGCTATAGCAGCGCTTAATTTGTACGAAACGACGATTAGCACGGGTACCGTTGCTATGAATCCCCAGGGCCTGGACTCTCAGAATATCGCTAAATGGTTGGAATCGGCCGCCGCTAGTTATGCCGGCGCCCGCGTTCTTACCATTCAAACGAAACTTCCTAAGAGTGGTGGCTCTGTTGCGCGCGTTACCGGTAAGGTCGCGTATCCCCTGGTTGATGCTCTGACTCCCCCGACGAAACTCGCCGAGGGCTACTGTCAGTTCGAGTTTGTGTTGCCGACAATTATGACGGCGACGCAACGTGCGAAGCTGTATTTCAACGCGTTATCAGCCATGAATTTGGCCAACGTGGCGAATGCAGTCGCATACCTCGAGTCCAGCTACTAGTTTCTAGTCGCCGGTCTTACGTGAACAGACTTTAGTCTGAAATCACGTTACTCAACCGTAATTTTAATTATAGGTGGATATCATGACTGTAGTACATGGTAATGCTGCAACTTCTAAGTGCATTAGGTCTTACCTTCAATGTCTTGACACTCCTAGAGCGCTGGCTTGTTGGTTAATGTACTCCTCTGGAGAACATGACCAGTTAGCTGAGCTCGAAATCGATCCGAGTAATTATTTGGATCCTGAAGTGTTCAGGCTGGACTACTTAGCAACATGTTTCCTATCAAAAGCAAACTTCTTATCCACGTCTTACGACAAGGAAAAGAAAGCGATTGATAAGTTTCAGATAGCTGAGCAGGCTTGTCTTACTGTCAATCGAGAAACTATAGCTCGTCGCATAAAGAAAATATGCGGCGGTGAGTGGTTGCTTAATGCAACTATTCAGAAAATTGCTAAGATTCTCGGTGACTTTAAGCCCATTGAAATGGTGGACCGAAGCAATTGGGGACCAGGTGTCACGCTTAACAGTAATGTTAAACGTGATACCAGCGCCGTCAATAAGTTCCGTTTTGAAAACGGAATAACAAGAGACCTACATTATCTTATAGCAGATACACTCTCATTCTGCTACCCCAATTGGTTCCCGGATCTCGATTCGGGTATTACAACTGGGAGTAAGATAGTGACCGTACCAAAAAACTCTAAGATTGATAGAGTCATTGCTATTGAGCCAGGGATTAATCTCTGGTTTCAAAAGGGCGTTGGCTCTATGATTCGACAAAGGCTTTTTGGTTGGGGTGTAGATCTTAACGATCAGAGCATAAATCAAAAGTTGGCAAAAGAGGCCAGTTTATCTGGCGACAATGCGACAGTCGATTTTAGCTCTGCTAGTGATACCATTGCAATAGAAACAGTTAGGACATTATTACCTCCTGATTGGTTCTTTATGATGGATAATCTAAGATCGCACTTCGGTTCCATCGAAGGCAAGTATCAAAGGTTTAACAAATTCTCCTCTATGGGGAATGGGTTTACCTTTGAGCTTGAATCACTCATCTTCTTTTGCGCTGCACAATCTGTGTGTGATTATTTACACATAGATCGCAAAACGAGGAAGATAAGCGTCTACGGGGACGATGTTATTATCCCTTGTAGAGCCTTTGATCTCTATCGTGAATTTTGTGGAGTCCTTGGCTTTACCGTTAATACACAAAAGAGTTTCTCTTCTGGTTATTTTCGGGAAAGTTGTGGAAGCCATTACTTTCGCGGTAGAGACTGCAAACCTTACTTTTTAAAGGAGTCGATAAGTGGAGATTTGCGCAAGTACCAGTTCTACAACGGCGTTCGTCGTCTCAGTCATAATCCTCTTAACGAGTTTTGTGATGTGAGATTTCGACCATGTTGTGAACTTGTCATGAATCTGCTGCCGAGTAATCGGCGGTTTAAGATCTCTGACGGGTATGGGGATGGCGGTCTCATTAGTAATTTTGATGAGGCCACTCCCGCAAGAGCTAAGAATTTTGTCGAAGGACATTATTCTTATCACTTGTGCGCGGTACCTTTAGGGTACCACTCCTCCGATCTAGCCCTGCTTTTAGCAAGGTTACGAGGACGCAGTGTTGATATGGGTCATGGTAACATTACCTATATCAGGAATCGAGTAAAAATTCTCAAAAAGAGACTTTTTATC